TAACAAAACTATCAAAGTACAGAGAAACTTGAATTCTATAAAAGCATTTCAAAATTTTAGAATCAATACTTGGTACTAATAAATTTATATCTGGTCATAATAATCTATCTGGTACTATTAAACCAATGGTTCCACAAAAGAGTGCTACTGCAGATTATTATTCAGTATCAGCAAGTGGTTTAGCGACCGTTACTAAAGCGTATTCTACGTCTAATCAGTCCTTTACTTTGGGTAATATGATTTCAAACACATTTAATGTAACAGCTATAGATAAACGTGGAATGTCAAGAACAGCTAAAATCGATATTGATTTAGTTGCATACAATAATCCCGGAGTTACAACAGCAAAGATCACTCGTCAAAATGGTATTGGTACTAAAGCTGTATTAGCGTTTACTGGAGTATATACTAATTGGACTGGACTACTTAAAAGTAATTCAATTCAATCTATAAAATATAAAATAGGGGCTAGTGGAACTTGGAAGTTGTTACCTAGTGATGCCATACTTACAAGCTCTGGAGGAATATGGACATTAAATGCTGTGCTTAATGACGACTTTGCTACAACTTCTCAATACGATTTATATTTAGAAATAACAGATCTTTTAGAGACAGTTATAGTTGGAGCATATACTATATCTACTGCTGATGCTTTTATATGGAAAGACCTAGCTAACAAAAGGATGGGTATAAACAAAAAACCTACCGAAGCTTTGGATGTGCATGGAAATATTAAAGGTGATGGTAATGTAGAAGGTGTTAATATTAAAGGTAATGCTTTATATATTAACGGTGTAAAAATGATTTGGTATGAATAGGAGGATATATGAAAGATAAAATATATAACATTTTACAGGTAATAGCAATTATTATTGTCATCGCTACTATAATTATGATGTTACTATTTTTCTGGATGATATATAGACTTGCTACGTACGATCATTGTAAAGATATAAATTTCACAGAGCCAATTTGTGAAAAATATAGAAATTTCTGAAAGGAGAAAACAGAAATGAAAAATTTAATTAACCTTACATCTCTTGGAGGCGTTATCTAATGGCTCAATATGTTAATAAAGATGTTTATGTTGGAGACACTGGAAAACAACTAAAAGACATTAAAACTAATGCAGACAAACTAGATAAAATGAAAGATTATGTTTCTGATTTTGTAGAAGTTAATCAGGGACAAAATTTATGTGACAAATGGTATTATATGACATTCGGTATAAGCCATGTTGGGATGTTATATCGTAGAATAATTATTGATAGTATCGATATAACAGTACCAGAAGGTTCATTATATTATGCCGGTTATGATATAACTTTACCTAGTTATTTTAGACAAATACCAGTTGCTTATGTAAGTGTTGAAACAGCTGGTGGTTGGGGATCTCATTATACTATAGGTGAAGTAACTCCAACTAAGATAAGAGGATGGATATTCACAGATGTACCAAAAACTGGTTTAAAAATTATATTGCATGTATTTTGTTTTGGACTTTAGATAACAAAGAACTATGAGTCATATTTATGGCTACATTAAAGATTTCAAGTGATTTACATAATTCGTATTGTACTGGACGGTTATCGTTAGATGGCATATCGTATATACAAGATTAATATTATTACTAATAAAATAGGGGAGGAAATATGGAAATAAAACTTGATGAATTAATCAAAGTTATACGAATAATTGTTGATTTTTTAGCAGTATTTGGTATAACTTTCGAAGTATTACCTATCAAATTCTCGCCATTGAGATGGTTAGGTAATAGATTAAATAAATCTACTAACGAAAGAATAGATCATATTCAAGAACAAGTAGATAGAATGGAATACGAAAATGATATGAGAGACTTAAGAAATGTAAAGTCTCGAATTCATCAGTATGGTCAATCCATACGAAAAGGCGAAGAACTCACAGAGGAAATGATAAAAAGTGCCTTTGATGATCTGGATGTTTATGATTTCTACAAGGATAAGTATAAATATATGGACATCAATGGTAAGAAAGTAAAGATCAATGGAGAGGTCGAAACAGACAGAGTCTTATTAAAAGAAGCTGCTAATAGACCTAAGAAATAGGTTGTTTGCAAAGGAGGTGAGAAATAATGGAATTGTTCGAAGCATTTAAAGAATTCATTAAACCAGAACTATTAATATTAATACCAGTGTTATATTTAATAGGTATGGGTATAAAGAAATCTGAAGTTAAAGATAAATTTATACCATTACTATTAGGTACAGTTGCTGTAATATTATCTGGTTTATATGTATTTGCTACTAGCGAAATCACTGGAGCAAAAGAGATTGCTATGGCTATATTTGTAGCCCTAACACAAGGAATTCTTACAGCAGGAGCAAGCGTATATTTTAATCAACTATATAAGCAATCTCAAAAGAAAAAATAGTTTTCTTATTAAATATATTTGTAAAGGAGGAGAAACAAATGGAAGAAAACAATGTGCTACAAGAAGGTCAAGTTGTAGAAGTAGATTATGACAAAGACCTAGTTGAAGAATATAAGAGAAATTATATTATGGAGGAAGAAGGTATCGGTGCTTTAGACGAAGAACCATTTGATACTCAATCTACTCTAAACGAAGTGCCTTTTGAAGAAATGATCGACGAAGGTGAAGTTATTCCAGTGGAGGTGACAGAAGATGATACGAACAACTAGACCTACTGCGGGTAATAAATATTTTATAACAAGAGGAGCTGGTGGATATTCCACTTGTATAGTTGGAAAACCAACAGATTCTCAATGTAATGTATTATCTAACTGTGTTGGATATGCGTGTGGTGCTTTTAATGAAGAATTAGCATTAGGATATGAAAAATATCACTTAAATTGTAATGCTGAAAATTTTATTGAAAGAGCTGTTGCGTCTGGTTTATCTATTCTTAGTAAACCAGTAGTTGGTTCTATAATTTGTTGGGAAGGATTAGGTTCTTTAGCTGGTCATGTTGGTATAGTAGTAAAAGTTCACAATGATAACTGTATCGATATA